CTGGGCACCTGTACCATCGCACCCCCCGCGAGTACCGCGAGGCGTGGGCCGTCTACCAGGCGAGCCGCGCCGGTCAGGCGGATCCGCTGGGCTTGTCGTTCGACCATCAGGGCGGCGTCGGCTACAACATGACGCGCGACCCGCACCCGGACTGTCCCGAGTGCTTCGGGCTGGGCCAGGGGTACGACTACGTCAAGGACAGCCGCACGCTGACGCAGAAGGCTGCCAGGCTGTTTGCCGGCGTCAAGCGCACGAAGGCTGGCGTGCAGATCCTCACGCACAGCCAGGACGGCGCGCGCGAGCTGTCCGCGAAGATTCTCGGCATGACCAGGCCGGCGGGCGAAGGCGACGACGAGAGGGATGTCCCGCCGGCCGCAACCACGACCTACCGCGCCAAGGACGCGAGCCGACCGAAATGAGCGCGCGCGACGACTTGCCGATTACGGAAGACATCGTTGTCGACCTCAACGTGCCGCAATTGGCGTTCCTGCAGCTCAAGCGGAAATTCCGCGCCTTCGTGGCCGGCTTCGGCACGGGCAAAACCTTCATCGGTTGCGTTGCAATAATCGAGCATTTTCTCGAGCACCCGCGCATCGACCAGGGTTATTTTGCGCCGACCTTCCCGCACATCGGTGACATCTTCTATCCGACGATTGCCGAGGTTGCCGAGCTGCACGGCATGCGCGTGAAGATCAACGAGAGCAAGCGCGAAGTGCGCCTGTACCGCGGTCGGTACTACTACGGCAAGGTCATTTGTCGGTCGATGGAACACCCCGACCGCATCGTCGGCTTCAAGATCGGCCACGCGCTAATCGACGAGCTCGACATCATGAAGATGGACAAGGCGCGGCGGGCCTGGCGTAAGATCATCGCCCGCATGCGCTACAACGTGCCGGGCGTGCTCAACGGAATCGACGTCACGACCACGCCGGAAGGCTTCAAGTTCACGTACGAGCAATTCGTCGAGCAGGTACGGCGTAAGCCCGAGGTCGCGGCGCTGTACGGCATGGTGCAGGCGAGTACCTATGACAACGCCGCGAATCTGCCGGACGACTATATCCCTTCGCTGCTCGCGTCGTACCCGCCCGCGCTGATTGACGCGTACCTGCAGGGCAAATTCGTCAACCTGACAACGGGCAATGTCTACCCGTCATTCAACCGCGTGCGCAACGGCACGCGCAATTTCATCCTGCCGGGCGAGTACCTACATATCGGCATGGATTTCAATGTGGGCAAAATGGCCGCGGTTGTCCATGTGATCCGCTCAGGTAAGCCCCAAGCGCTCGACGAGTTTTGCGAGCTGCTCGATACGCCGGCAATGATTGAGGCGATTCAGGAAAAGTATCCAAAGCGCAATATTTCCGTGTATCCTGACGCGAGCGGCCAGAACCGATCGACCAAAGGCGCCAGCGAGACGGACTTGTCGCTACTGCGCGCGGCGGGCTTCAATGTCGTTGTCAACAGCACCAATCCGCGCGTTCGCGACCGCATCATCTGCATGAATAAGCAATTTGCGGACGGGGGCTACCTGGTCAACGTTGACCGCTGCCCGACGTACACAGAAGCGCTCGAAAAGCAGGCGTACAAAAAGCTGGCGAACAGCGAGGAGTTCGAGCCGGACAAGAGCGGCGGGTTTGACCATCCGAACGATGCGGCCGGCTATTTCATCAACAAGCAATTCCCGATCGTGCACAACCGCGTTGCAAAGATCGGTATCACGGGACAGTAAAAATGCCAGTCAACAGCCCACATCGAGACTACCGTGCAATGGCAAGCGCCTGGTTGCTCATGCGCGACGTGACCGCCGGACAGCGCGCGATTCACATGGCCGCCGAGCGCTACCTGCCGAAACTGTCGAAGGAGAAGGACCCGGACTACGCCGCGCGGCTGGCGCGCACGCCGTTCTTTGCGGCCACGGGGCGCACGGTCGAGGGCCTGGTCGGCATGATGTTCCGAAAGGATCCTGTCGTCAGAGTGTCGGCAGGAACCGAGGCAATGCTCGCCGACGTCACGAAGGGCGGCGTGCCGTTCAATGCGTTTGCCAACCAGGTTGCAACCGAGCGACTTACGCCCGGCCGTGTGGGCGTGCTGGTCGACTACCCGAATATCCGACGCGATGCGAACGCCCCGCCGTTGACGGTCGCGCAAGTCGAGGCGATGAACATTCGGCCGCATATGGCGCTGTACCGTAGCGAAGACATCATCAATTGGCAATGGTCGTGGATTAACAACCGATTCGAGCTGTCGCTGCTCGTGCTGCACGAGGTCGCGAGCATTCCCGGCCTGGACAAGTTCACGCCAATTCAGCGCGACCGTTGGCGGGTTATCGAGCTGGTTGCCAACAGCGACGAGCAGCCGGACCAATGGCGCGCGCTCGACTCGTTCGGTGCGGACGAAACCATGCGCGAATGGCGCTGCCAGGTGTCGGTATGGGAACAAGGTGCTGGCGCCGACCAGGGTTTTAGCGCGGTCATCGAGCCGTTCTTCCCGATGCGCAAGGGTAAGCCGTTGCAGGAGATCGAGTTCCACATCTTCGGCGACGGCAAGCCGCCGCTCGAGGATCTGGCAAACGTCAACGTAAGCCACTACCAGACCACGGCGGACCTCGAGCACGGCGCGCACAAGACCGCGCTACCGCAACCGTGGGTGTCGGGCGTCGACGCGCGGGTCGATCCGCGCACCGGGCAACCGATCGCGGTCGAGCTGCACATCGGCGGCGGCGAAGCGTGGGCGTTCCCTAACCCCGCAACGCAAGTCGGCATGCTCGAATACAACGGGACGGGCCTCGGCGCGCTGGAAAACCGCATCACGGTCAAAGAGCGGCAAATGGCCGTGCTAGGCGCCCGCATGCTCGAGCAGCAAAAGGCCGGCGTCGAGACTGCCGAGGCGGCAGCTATTCACCGCTCGGGCGAGCAATCGGCGCTGCAGAAGGAGGCCGGCGATTTGGGCCGCGGCTTGGCACGCGTGCTCGGCTGGTTCGATCTGTGGGCCGGCGGCAGCGGCGACGTCTCGTGCGAAGTCAACAAAGACTTTTTTCAAGAAGGCATGGACGCGCCGACGATTACCGCCATCGTCGCAGCGTGGCAGGCCGGCGGCATGAGCGATCAGGCGAAGTTCGAAAACTTCAAGCGCGGGGGGTTGTATTCCGATGAGGACGACTTCGAGACGGAGCAAGCGCGCATCGCCAACTCGGGACCGACCCTGCTACTTGCCGCGCCCCCGGTCACGCCTGGTGCCGGCGGCGCTTAACGTACGTTCCCGTCCTTGTCCACCATACCCGGCGGGCTATCGGGATGCAGGATCGCGCGGCACTCGTCGAGCTGCTTGGTAATGGCGAGGAATTCGCGCGCATCGTCCCGGCTCGCGCTGTTCGAGCGGATACGCTCGGCCAGGACGCGCTTGTACTTCTCGGCCCAATAGAACAATTGGTCCTGCTTGAACCTGGATAGCGCGCCGCTCATGACCCGCACCGTTCGATTAGGTTGACGACTACAGCGACAACGAACACGAATGCGCAGAACAGCGCGTATAGCGGGATCCCGACGGCGACGGACGCAGGGGATGCGTCCCAAAATAGCCATACGCCAAGGACGGCCAACACAATCGCGGTTGCGCACATGGCAGCGATGAATTTAAGCATTTGGGCGTCTCCAGTTGAGCGAAGCGGTTTGCGGCTGAGCCCGGCGCACTGGTAGCGCAGCCAGGCGTGCCGCTTGGCGTTTGGCTGTCGATTCGGCCGTGCGCTGCGCCCGGCTCTTGGCGGCTGGCGGCGGCACGTCGGGCAGACTGCCGGTTCGATAGTACGGCGTGGGGCGCCCGGCTGCGTGCGACTGCCAACCGCAGATGAAAATTTTCCCCGCTGCGTGCAGTTCCTTGAGGTAATCTTGCGCTGTGATGGCGTGAACGTGGGCAGCAACCGCAAGCGAACGGTAGTTGCGGCGCCGCGTCAGCAGCGCGAGGACTTGCTCGGTGCGGCGCGGGGTCACAGTCCGCACGACATACGTAGGGCTTCGCGAAACGTGATTTTCGCCCCGTGCGTCTTGGTCTGGTCCATCGCCAAATCGAATACCAGTTCGTCGAAGTAACGGTCGTCGAGGTTGCTGTACAAACCGTGCTGGCCGACGATATAGCCGCCTTTGCGCAGTCTGGGCGTATCGGTCGTGGTGAGGGTGTCGCACATTTCAGGCTCCAAGGTTCGTTGATCGGGAAATTGCATTTTACTTCAATAATTAAACAATGGCAAGCAAAGATGACGAAATAGCCGACGAGCTGATCGCGCGGCAAATTACCCTGTTCCGGTTCAGCTCGGGCGAGCGTGGCCGCCTGCTCACGATCCTGCGCAACATGGAAGACGACCTCGTTGAGCTGCTGTTCTTCTCGGGCAAAAAGCTGACCGACATCAGCCGCGCCGACAAGGCAAAGCTGCTACGCCAGGCTCAGGCCGTCATCAACGATTACTACGGCCAGGCCGCCGACCAGATGAGCGAATCGCTCTCGGGACTGGCTGGGCTCGAAGCCGAGGCATACGCGGCCACGCTCGAGACGGCCTTTCGTAGCGCCATCACGCCGGCACTGCCAACCGAGGCGGTATTGCGCAAGCTGGCCGACAACACGCTGATCCAAGGCGCCCCGTCGGCCGACTGGTGGGACCGCCAGGCCGGCGACGTCACCTTCCGCTTCAAGACGGCTGTCGCGCAAGGGCTCACGCAGGCCGAGACGAACGACCAGATCATCCGCCGGATCCGCGGCAATGCGGTCGGCTGGAAGCTGGTCGACGGCGAGCGCGTCTATACGTACGCGGGCGGCATCATGGACGTTGCGCGCAACAACGCGGCCGCACTCGTGCAAACCAGCGTGCAGGCCGTCGCCAACAGCGCCCGGCGCGAGTCGATGCTCGCCAACCTCGACGTCATTAGCGGGATTCGCCAGGTCTCGACACTCGACGGCCACACTACACCGACATGCGTTGCGTACAGCGGCGCAGCGTGGAAGCTGCCCGGCTATCAGCCTATCGCACCAACCACGCTACCATACAACGGCGGCACGCCGCGGCACTGGAACTGTCGCAGCGTCGAAATCCCCATCACCAAGACATTCAAAGAGCTGGGGATCGACTTGCCAGAATTC